GCTCCATTGGTCAACCTCACTCGCGACGACAGGGTCGTCGTTAGTGCCTCGACATCACCTAGGAGAAATTTGATATCTTTCTCCATGCGTCGTAACCACACACTAATGTCCTCGGGAATCCTACCCGGGTGACTATAATAGTGGTCGAGACGTTTGTTGGTGATCCGACACTTGCGCTCTGCTCTGGTGAAAGAATTACCAGCAGCGAGAGTAGCAGTGGTGTCGTCCGTGAAGCTGTCGTTCTTCTTGAACAAAGCAGCAATCTGGCGTTCTGCCAGCACGGGTCGATGATCTGCCTCACGAAACTCGAGAGCAGACAGGTCGCCAAGCGAGGCAAGGGACTTTAGGTCCCTAGCTCGCACCATCCCTAGAACCTTGTTCAGGTTCGTCGGATATGGTTGGAGGAGCGTTACTGCCAGTTGCCGGGCTAGGATCCAAGGATCCACTCTCCTCTCCGGAGAGGCTCGGTTTGGGGTTCTCATTGCGGGATACCTCAATTGTGTCAGTCAACGAAAGATCGATGGGGAATTTCACCCCATCGGCGAGATGCTCAGCCAAGCTTTGCTCCGGTGCCATTTCGGGCACAGGAACAGGCGGATCGCCCATCACTGGGGGATCAACCTTGGGCAAGGTCGGCAAATCGCTCGTATCTACAGCGAACCAGGTCGCGAAGACCAGGGCCACTGCAAGTACGATCTTAATCCAGAGGGCTTCCATTGCGGAAACCCATTACTGGACGTAAGTCTGAGCGTTCACCAGAGCGGTGAACTCATCACTGGCCACGAAGTCGCGAAATACGACGAGTGCCGCAGCGATGTCAGACGACTGACCGTCCGCAGGATAGCGGACACTGGCGGTTAGCCCCACCTTAGACTGATGAATATTCCCATCAGCATCGGTGGTACCGTAAACGACGGCGAGGGAGCTTTCAGCTACCCCCGTCGCCGACTTTGGAACCGAACGCTTCTGAATAAGCAGCTTCGGTGCCTGGACCGTATGACCGGTAACGGCGTAGGTCCTCCGGTTCTCAGTATCTGAAAACTCGGAAATGACTGTAGAAAATGCAGCCATATTGATTACCTCCTAAGGTGATCGATTCTAACTCCGGATAGGAGCGCAGCAGCGTCAATGACGTTCTTTGCACCCATCCGAAGACGGATCCGCGGGAACAGAGATGGAGAACCCAAGGGAATTCTTCTCTTGAGTGTACATTTTGAGTCAGCGGAACCGCTGGCTGAAAATGGTGATGTGGCATACGCCCCCGTTCCTATGACAGGATTGGTGACGTACATATGGCCGGATTCCTCGAAATTCCACCCCCATGAGGAGGTGGTCTCTTGAGCATAGACCAGGACGGTCCATGCCTTCAGTACGTCGCCGACTGATACAAACCAGTCAGCAACGAACGAGAAGGGAATCACTTCCCAGGCAGTATTTACCGGGGAAGTTAGAAGATTAAGGGAGTTACCCCACATCTTCACACGAGCCTGCGCGTTGACGTCAAGCGAGCGACTGATTGAGGTTACTCTGTCGTAATTGACATAGTAATTGTAGTCAGTCGTCGTTTTAGTCACAAGGTCAGAGAAGCTTGTTCTCGCCCGCCCTTCCAGGATATCATCCCGGACAGGGTAGTTGTAGAACTCGCAGAAATTCTGGATATCGTATCCAAGAATTCTCCAACCATAGCGCCACTCTAGCCATGCTCTAGCAGCAGCACGTGCTGTGCTAAAGCCACCCCGCATTGCCTCACGAATGAGGCGTTGCGCGTTTCTCCGCGCTCCCAGTACCATTGCTATGGTCTTGTTCGCCTCCACCAGAGTGGTGAGGGCGTCAAAGTCCGGCGCACAGTCTGCGAACGCTTCTTGGACGAGAGCGGTGGGATTGAACCCATCCAACATGGCATCTATGACCGAATGGGCGGTTGCCTCAGAGCTACAAGTCCCGAAAACGTGACGGCTAGGAGATGTATTGTAATTATACATCTTCGTAGTCGTACCGCTTGGCGGATACTTGTAGGTACCAAGGTAGTCACCCGGATCGGCCGTCTGCTCATAGTCGTACCTTAGGTAGGGCGTTAGGGGAAGAAGATCCCCCCGTTCCTTCCGGGTAGTGAAATGAGCGAGACGGACACCCTCATATCGGCCTTTGACCGTCTTCACCACGTTCGTCTCCACCTTGTCGGCTGGAGGCGTCCCAATAATGGGAGTGTACGTGACTGGACGATCGTAGACCTTATCAGGTTGATCATAAGATTTCGACACGAATTGATCTGTGTCGGCCATATGTAAAATACCTCTCGTTACACGTTACGAATGACAATTAGGCCGCGGTGCCCAACTGCCGTCTCTTGAGGTCTCTAACGTGAGACACCAGCTATGCTGGCCGACGCCCCCCACTATG